TTGAGTGATTTGGGTGCTTTTGTTTTATTATTTCTACCATTTCAAAAGTATCATAGGCATTTACAATTTCAGCCACTGCAGTTTTAATATTGCCATCAATTACGTGAATTACCGCGTTCATTTTAGTAATGTTAAAATCCATCCCAATATGTAGAACATCGTTTGGTTGTATTTCTCGAATAGAATTATTTTCAATCCTGTCAAAGTGGTGGTAAACATTCCCGCTTGTTAGGTTAACAAATTCGCCGTTAAGATAGGCTTCTAGTTGTTGCGGGGTATAAATATCTGAAAGGGTTTCAATATATTCTTCTGGAATAAATGGATTATCTAAAGTTTTACCCTTTATCATTTTGCGGTTTGCTTTTGTTTTGGTTACAAAAAACTCATACGCCCACTTGAACCCCTCGGGTGTACCTACTACGTCTGTTTTGTTCTTGTCCCCGTTAGGCAACTGGCATCGGTTTCTGGCAATTATCTTTACAAACACATCACTCATTGCATCTTTAGAAAGTATATCGGTTTCATCAATCAAAGAATACCCGACCTCGTACCCTACAATTCTTTCAGGGTTTGACATTGAGCGCAAGATTATTTTGCCGTACTTGGTGTTAAAAAAGTGTTTTGATTGGTTTAAAACGTACGGTATATTCATATTTGTAAGAAGTTCCGCAAATTTAGGTATTGCTACGTCTTCAATTAGTCCGTAAGTGGGTAGGTAGTAAGCGACTGGAATGCTTGGATATTTCAACTTCATAAGCGTAGTTTTTAAAACTCCCGCAAAAGATTTGCCCGAACCATACCCGCCAATTAGCCCTGTGTGGGTTGCGGTACTTTCGACAAATGCAAGTTGATGTTTTAAAATGTCTACTCCTACTCTCATTTTTTAGAAATTACGTTAAAATCAATTCCCGTTAATGCAACGCCGCCCGATGTAAAGTCAACGGTATCTCCGTATTTTTTCGGGTTTAATTTAGACGCAACCCATTTTCTTGCGTCAATTCTTATTCTTGACCGTGCTACAAATTCGGAATCCATAACCTCGTCGCCGTTTTCAAGTACTTTTTTGTCTCCATATGAAGCATCTGCAATTTGAATTATTTCGTCAAATATAGCGTCGCCTCGAACCTCGCACGCACCCGCGTATTGTTTTGATTTTAATTCATTATATTCCAACCACCGGTAAAAGGTTTGAGTACTTGGCATGTCTGAATCTTTTAAAATAGTTCTCAATGCTTCGCCGTCCTCAATCCTTTGAATGATTAAACTAAAAATAGTTTCAATTTGCTCTTCGTTGTATGCCATAATTTAATCACATTTTACAATTCTTCTACTTACATATCCAGGCTCGAAAAACTCAAATAACAATTTGCCATCGTCGGCGCAGTCTTCGCTGTATGAATAAGTTTCTCCGTTAGGCACGTCGTTTACGTACGTGACGGCGTTACAATCACATTCTGTCTTTGTGTCTTCTGCTGTGCAACTTGCTAGAGCAATTGCAAAAATAAATAATAGTTTTTTCATAATGTTTTAGTTTAAAAAAATTAAATATCCTGATATTGCAAAGATAGCGATTAAAACTATACAAATTGCAGCTATCTTTTCGTGCCGTTTTTCTTCTGCTTTTATTTGAGAAATTACACTTGTCTCGTTCTCTAATTTTTTCCAATAATTAAAACCTTCTTGTGTATTTTTCCAATTAAATGCTTGGCTTAAATCATCTGTTTTTTTATCCCAACATTGATTTGCATTTTTTTGATGCTGCAACGCTTTGCGCTTTTGGATTGGTGGTAATTCTGATATTTTCATAGTTTTTATTTTTTTGTTAAATTTTAAATACTTATTTTGTCATTGGTTTATAAGTTTTTTGCCATTTTAGATACCATCTGTTCCAGAAATTAAAACCTTCCTTTGTTTGTTGCCACGAAAAAGCAAACGATAAATCATCTTCTGTTTTACTGGTATTACCACACTCTTCTCTATAAAATATTGCTTTTTCTTTAATTTTACTTGGTAATTCTGATATTTTCATAACTTTTCTTTTTTAACTAAATTTTCAATTATACTTGCTTGAGATATTTTTTGTTCTTCTGCTAATTGCTTAAGCTTATCCCGACAATCTTTAGAAAGTCGGAACGTGGCTAAATGCTTTTCTGTGGGTTGTTTGCTCATTATGCTAATATAATATCAAAATAACGTCCTTTTCTGATTTCTGCATAAACGGTACAATCATTTACCCAAGAGTTACCTGCATTTTTTGCGTCTTCTTTAGTATTGTAAGTTTTGCCGTTTGCATTGTTCATTTCTTGTCCGTAAACTTTTCTAATAATTTTAAATGTCGTAGTCATAATTCCTATATTTTGCTTTAGCGTTATTGCTTGTACAAAGATACGATATGTATTTACATTTTCAATACTTTAAAAGTGTTAAAGTTTGTTAAATTTTTTTTCCATAATAAATCCAATCTAAATATTTTTGTATTTCTTTTCGACGTTCTGATGTGCAAGACTGCTTTTCTTTTTCGAGTTCTGCAATAGTTGGCTTTTTAGGTTTCATAGTAATTTTTTAAATTCTTCTAGTGATCGTATCAAAATGTAATGATGTCCTAAATCCAAAACTCTACTTTCAAACTCTTTTTGCTTTTCGCTTTGGTTTCCTTTGTGTTTTTTCAATTCTAAAAATATAACTTTTTTTTGCAAAACTAATACCAAATCTGATACTCCTGCCAAAACTCCCATCTTTTTAAATTTTGAATTATTATAAGTTGCCTCGTTGGGCACGCAGAAAATTAATATTTTATTCAATTCACAATAGTTAACAATCTCTTTTTGGATCGTTGCTTCTGACTTTTTGCCTAGATTTTTTAGCTGTGCTGTGGTCTTTTTCTTTATATTCTCTAATTTCATGTTAAAATGTTTACTTTTAGTGTTTTGTAAGTTATTGATTTTCAACGAATGTTTACTTGTAGCCCTGTTTACTTTTGTTTTTCAAACTTATTTCTATAATGTATATAATATGTCATTATGTGTGATGTGTGTGTATTTATGCATTTCTATAAGGTTAAAGTTAATATTTATAGGCTACAAGTAAACATTAATACCTTAACCCTTATATCCATTGGCAAAAAACGTGTTTACTTTTAAAATTTTAAAAGTAAACAAAAGTAAACAAAGTAAACATTTAAAACGGGACCTATTGTGTCTCCTGAACCTTTTGGAATTCGTTTTTCTTAAATAATCTGTAACCTTTTTTTGTTTTTGAGACAATACGATGCATTTTTAATTCCATTTTATGCTTTACACAAATTCTTTTGATGTCGTATTTTGTAGCCTTATAAGAAAAATGCACGTTCATTTCGTTACAAATTTCGCCTTGGTTTAAAATTACCTCATCGTTATGTTCCTCTGTTTGCTCAAATGAATAACGGCTAAAAAACAGATCTTCTGAAACCTCAATTTCTAAATTTTGCAATGTGTTTTGGTTTAGATATTCAATATCGTCTTTTGAAAAAACACGAAATTCAAAACCTTCTAAATAAAGATTGTGAGCGCATTTTAAAAGCGAATCTTTATCAAACTCAACCGCCTCATCGTACTTAACGCTTTCAAAAGATATTGGTAATATACGCCTGTTGCCTGTTTCATCCTTCAGTACGCTCTTTTCGTTAGTCGTGCCACATAACATAGTCCTACGTTTTAAATCTACGTCTAAGCGCCCGTATGGAAGCCTTACCGTTATTTTGTTTTTTTCAGTTATTTTCTTGAAATTTTTAACATCTTTGTGAGCCATACCGCCGAATTCATCGTTTAACATTATCATTGAAGTAGCCATACGTTTTAGTACGTCTTTTCCGCCCTCTTCCATACTTTCATCAATAAAATAACGCCTTAAATCTTTAGGCAGCATATTTCTAAAAAAAGAAGTCTTGCCGCTTGCTTGTTGTCCGCAAAGTACTAAAACTAACGGACTAACTTCCTCGTGGTCGTAAGAGCTCGTCCAGTTGTGGATGGCACCAACAAGCCACTTCTTTAGCGCCCATCTATTAAACTCGTTATAAGGTAAAATCAAGTCCGCATACCTGTCTATTTCATCGCCTGTACTTGTCGCTGTGTTGTTTTTAAAGTAGTCTTCTATTGGTTGGTATGTTTTGGCTTGCGAATTAAAAATAAGTTGCGATATATCGGTTGCGGAAACTTTAAAATCAAAATATTTCTTTGCGTGAATTGTGATGGAATTTATAACCTCATCGTTAACGGGGTTGCCTTCAAATTCGTACTGTTGGTTGAATCCATTTTTTGCAATTGGATGATTTTCTTTGATAAACAAATCAAGTTTTACCGTATCATTTTCTTCGTTGTCAATGTTCTTTGCAAAGTTTTCTTTGCTGTCAATTAGCTGTTGAACGAACGCTTCATCAGTTGTATTTGTCCCTAGAATTTTAAGCGTTTCAATCACGCCCGCTGGAGTCATTATTTGGCTGTTAGCTTTGCCGACTGCTACTCGCTTTATAATTTCTTTACTTATAGGCGAATATAGTTCTATTCCTGCTGCTTTGGCGTGGTAGTAGAAAGTTGAAATAGTCATGCTTCCGCCTTTGCAAAATTTAGCGTATTGCTTGTCAATTCTACTTGGCTCGTACTTTGTACCATTTTGACAAATTGCTTTAAAATATGCAAGTCCTGCCGCCCCAAAATGTGAACCAATAGCAAAACCAATTTCGCAAAATTTCTGATAATCATCTTGGCAAAGGTCAATTCCTTTGCTTTGGATTTGGTTCATAATGAAACTAAAGTCATCTTTTGCAAAGTAGAATGTTTCTTTTTTTGCTTTTTTGGTTAATGCTTTTTTTGCTTTAAAAGTTGCAGCGTTAGGGTTATGGAAAATATCAAAATCATAAGAAATATAACGCAAACGTGATTTGTCTTTGCATGATTGATCTATATCCACATCAAAAGTATCTGAATAATACTGCGCAAGTCCGTGAAAACTTTCTAAAAATACATCTGAATTAATCTTTACAAAAACGACTAATCCCGTGCCACTTACTGAACGATTAGAGCTAAAGGTGTATTTGTCTGCATCAATTCTTTTGCGAAGTTCTGTATCAACATCGCAATCAATATCTAGTAAAATTAAGTTGTTCATTTCGTCAATATTAGCTACTGAACGGCTGTTTTGTTTCATCGTGCAGCTGCCTGTAATTGCAGGAAGTTTGCTTTTTATTTCGGTGTACTTTTTTTTGTCTGACTTGTTTGCTCTGGCTTCAAAAATTAAACTTTGATGGTCTCCATTTTTTACTAATTCAACGTATTTATAAAAATCAATAGTGATATTGTCTTTGTCGTTGTGGGTTTTGTATTTTGAGAATTTCATAAGTATTTTTTTTCAAGTTTTGTTAATAATATTTTCTTTTGTTGCGCATAAGTTCGGTTTGCTTTGCTTTCTAAATCCGAGCGAATAATCGCTAAATAACCGCTTTTTAAGTGAGTTGTAAATATACGTTCAACTCCGCCAGTTTTGTTTCTTTCAAATTGATTTTTATCTACATTTTTAAAAAGCCTAAAAATTTGCTCGTTTAAAACCTTGAGGGCAAAGAACTTATCTTTATTTTCTGAATAGCGAATTATCTTTTTAATGTCAATATCTACTTTATTAATCTGCACCGCAATTCCGGAATCAATTACAATTTCTTTTATTTTGCAGTTGTTGTGGTCGCACGATTTACATAAACATTGACGCTCTGGCATAAGTTCGCCACAATTATCGCACGCTTTTAACATCTCTTCAGGAGCTTCTTTTTTTGCTTTATAATCATCTTTGCCCCAAAATAATTTTTCCCAATCAAAATTGTCGCTCCATTTTCCAAGTCGTGAAATATTATTTCCTCCATCAATTACAATAAATTTGTCTTTAAAAATTTTGTAGTTTGTTCTACTGCCACGCCCGACAATCTGAATCCATAAAGATAAAGAAGATACACGCCTGCTTACAATTATACATTCAACATCGACTACATCAAATCCTTTAGTAAAAACTCCGACGTTAAATAAAATTGCTCCGGGCGTATTTCTAAATAATTCCACTACTTCGCTGCGTCCATATTCCGTATAGTTTACGGAATCATACATAAAGCAATTGGGAACGCCTGCTTCTACGAAAATATCGTAAATGTATTTGTTTAAAGTTGTGTTTTGCGTAAAGATCATAGTTTTTTTGCCCTTGCAATATTCTAAGTAATTTGACAAAACATCCATCTGGTAAGCTGCATCAAATACCTCACTTGCATTTGATACTTCGCCAAATTTATCAAAGTTAAAAGAATCCTCATCAATTGGTATAATGTAGTTTTCATCTGGAACTAGAAAACCTTCTTTAATTAGTTCCTGAATTGCAATACCTACGATAATATCGTCAAAAATTTCCGAAAGTGCAAAGTCTTTTGTAAACTCTATTGCATCGGGAAAAGGCTTTGAAAACATTTCTTTTACTTCTGGATTATAATAATAGGTGTCTTTTCGATTGCTTACTGGAGTGGCCGTAAATCCTAATAATTTGCACTTAATTAGAGGTAAAAGTACCTCATATTGAATGATATGGCATTCGTCTATTATCACTAAATCAAAATCAGATATTAAATCTGGTTGCTTTTTTATTCGGCTTTTTAAAGTCTGTACCATTGAAACAACAATTTTGTTTTCAGGAAAAAATTTATCTTTTGCTTCAAATGTGGCCCCAAATTCAAAGTGTTTAGCAGTTTGCCCAACAAGCTCACGGCTGTCTACTAGGATTAAAACACGTCCTTTGTATTGCTTTGCAAGGGTCGTGAAAATAATAGTTTTACCGCCACCAGTTGCTAACTGGATAAGTATTTTTCTGTTTTCGTTTACCGCAATCGCATCTAGGATTGCTTGTTGGTAGTGGTAAGGTTGGTAAATCATAATATAAAAAATGACAAAACCCCTAAAGAGCTACTACACATCTTTAAGGGTTTGTCGTTAGACTTTCGTCCAATGTCTTAATGCAAGTAGTAGTTTGCTGGACAAATATAAGAAATACTTTTTACTTATCGTTTATGTTTCCGATAATTTTGTCTAAAAATTGCAAATTTGCGAGTGGTTTAATTCCGAAGTACCAACTACACTCTTTTTCATTCCAATTTACCTCTTT